TCTCGGACAGGCGTATAGAATAGATCAGCGTATCAACAGCAAGATGGAGCAGATAGCTTCATTGAATCTGCTTGCACAGAAAGCAACGACGGTTTTCAACGATATGCCCGGCAACTCCACAAGAAATATCCACCGTATGGAAGATGTTATAATCAAAATCGTGGATATGGAAAGCGAGATAAACGCAGACATTGACAGCCTGGTTGACCTGAAAAAAGAGATCGCCGGAGTGATTCGCGGTGTTTCAAATCTTGAATATCAGACGTTACTTGAACTGCGGTATCTGTGTTTCAAAACATGGGAGCAGATTGCTGTGCAGATGGGATACGGCATAGACAACATCTATAAAATGCACCACAAGGCGCTGCGTGAAGTGACCGTTCCTGAAACATTACAGTAAAATCAACTATTTTACAGTAGCCCCTTTGTGGTATGATATAATCAGCAAAGAATACAGAGAAAGCCTTGTAGGTTGTAACACCCGCAAGGCTCTTTGTGTGTCTGTACGAAAAATTCGTGATAATATCGCACGATTTTCAAATAAAAGAAGAATAAATCGTTCGATTTAAGGAGATGAACCCATGCCCAGACGACCACAGCGCCCCTGTTCCTACCCCGGCTGTCCCAAACGTTGTGACGGGCAGTACTGCGAGGAACACGCAAAGCAGATAAACCGCCGCTACAATAAACTCGTCCGTCCTGCCGACAGCAACAAGAAATACGGCAGAGCGTGGCGGGAAATACGCAGACGGTACGTTTCAGCGCACCCGCTGTGCGAGATGTGTCTGAAAGCGGGTCGGCTCACTCCTGTTGAGGAGGTACACCATATCGTTCCCGTGTCGCGAGGCGGCAGTAATGACTTCAACAATCTGATGTCGCTGTGTCAGTCGTGTCACACGAAAATACATCACAATATAGGAGATAGATGATTAAAACAAATCAGAGTTTGAACCCGTTTGGAAAAGAAAAAGTTCAAGCTCACAAGCATATTGCGTCCGGTGCATATTTTCATACGCGCCTTTTCGGATCATCACTTTTTCAGAAATTCCGTCAGCAGACGGATATATTTATCAGGCTGTTCATTGAGAAATTGGACGTGACCGCAGTTTGGTATAATCTTTTCACGGATATGGGGGATATGTTCTTTCAGCAGCTTGAATGATGCTGTGGGTATAGGCTCATATTCGCCTCTCAGGCTGATGATATCTACGCCGTCGGTGGAGATATTGCCAAGCTTATACTCATAGACCTGCCTGCACACGTTCTTTACCGTTATCTTTGATGTGCCGCTGTACATCATATCCACAACGCTTCTGTTGCCCTTGCCGAAAACCATTTCTATCAGCTTGTCGGGGACTTTTCCACCCTTTCGCATATAGTCGATGCCGATATTGCACATTAGCGCACACATATTGGCGTACAAAGCGCCCTTGTTCTGCACATACACGCCGTCAAGGAACACCTTGCTGACGGAAATTTTCTTTCTTGTGAGCAGATGAACGCATATAGTGGAGCCGAGGGACAGCCCAATAAGGGCATATACGCTTCCGTTCAGGCTTTGCTGTACATACTCTTCTATCTGCTCCGCTTCCTTATCGAGGGAAACAAAGTCGGGTGAGCCGTCATAGTGACCGTCAAGCCTGCAAAGGACGCAGTGATAATTGTCTTTCAGTGCCTCGGCTACCTTTGAATAGCAGGTCTCGGCTGTGGTGCATGAGCCGTGAATGAATATAAGAGTGGGGGCGTTTTTGCTACCGTATTCTAAAAATTCCATATTGATCTCCTTTCAATTCTTATGGCTCAATTGTATTATAATCATTTTTGAAAACATTGTCAACACAATATAGTAATTTGTTTTACAGTGTGCAGCATAGGGGCGGTCAGAATCTCTGCACACTTTACCTCGGACAGCGGCCCGGGGCTTCGTGCGCAAAAATCGGGGTTCAAACGGGGTATTAAACCATGAAATATTTTCGGACGGTGTGAACCGTCCTTTTTTCTTGTCCTGCGGAGGTGAAATCATGGCTAAGGACGGCACAAACAGAGGCGGCAGACGGGTACGCGCCGGAGATAAACCCGCTCCTGCCGCAGAGAAAAAGCAGAAAGGACTTCCGGTGAAAATCATAAGCAACGATATTCCTGCGCTCGACACTGCGGAACTTGAAGCGGTCGACCTGCCGGAGGGTGCTGCGCTTAACGGCACGGATATGCCGAAGCCAAGCGACTATCTGTCGGCTCGGCAAAAGAACGGAGTTCCGCTCGGCGCTGACGATATTTACCGTGAAACTTGGTTGTGGCTTAAACAAAGGAGCTGTGAGAAC